CTTGGATGTCGATGAGGGCGTCGAGAAGGCATACCTTCAGGAAGGTCCACATGGATACACTCACCGTGGACAGGGCAGCATAGAGGGAGCCGGAGAGGGCGAGTCTAGCAAGAGGCCAAAGATGAACTTCGGGTCCGCACCCAGCGGAAACAAGAACGTCATCAAGGCTGACGAGTACATAGACAGAGCCGATGTCTCCCCTGCTCAGATAGAGGAGGCTTACCAAGTCTACAAGGCTGCAGCACTAGAGCAGCAGTTCAAGACTGACCTTGGTAACGAATTCTCCATGAGGTTCCAGAAGGAACTCTCTGCTGAGGCAGATGCTGCGGCTAAGTCCGAGTTCGACGCAAGGGGACCACTCGAGGACCTACAGAAGGCTGTCCTCGCACTAGGTGACAGGATTTCAAACATATCCGCCGAAGGTGGCGAGACGATTGCTAAGTCCGAAGCAGCACCCGCTGTACAAATTCCTGAGACCGAGACAATGGCTCAGATGTCGTGGGACGATGTCCACCGACTAGCCGACAAGGCTCTACAGGGAGGTAACTGAATATGGCACGTAATTACGTAAGAACAATACAAGACATGGAGAGGTACTACTACGGTGGTACCGCAACGACTGGGTACACTTACAGCAGTGGAGACATACTCAAGGCGGACGCACCGCTTCTGAGCACCACCGCTGGTACTTACCAAGCAATCTACGGAAGGAAAGTTTGGTCGCAACTGAACCAAGAGTTCAACGCGTTTAGCATACTTCCAAAGAAGCCTTGGGAGCGAAGTGGGTGGAGAATCATAACCTCCAAGCCCTCGTTCAACGTGGGCGGAGGACTGGCTGAGAACGCTACTCTGCCAGACACCACCAAGCCTGACTTCCTACACGTGGCTGCAAAGCCCAAGACCATCGGTCACTCGTTCGACCTGAGCGAAGTGTCCATGTTCCTTTCTGACAAGGATGACGGTCTTGGAGACGTGCGCCAAGTGCTGAAGGAAGAGATGGGGAAGCACCACGCTGACCACATCAACAGGATGCTTCTAGAGGATGTCGAGACCCCAGCAGGAAACGACCTAGAGTCCCTAGACAGACTAACCACAGACCCAGACAAGATGACAACCGGCACTGGTCACGTGAGCGCAACCACGGACCACGACATATACTCCATCACTCGTGATGGAAGTGCAGACTTCCACAGTGCAGAAGTAGATGTCTCGTCTGCGGCTAACACGAACAGAAACCTAAGCCTGAACCAACTTGACGGTCTCTTCCAGCAGATTTGGAAGCGTGGTGGTAACCCCAAGGTCATGCTAACAGGGTATGATACCCTAATGCGTGTCCAGCAACTCCTACAGAGCCAGCAGAGGTTCATGGAGTCCAAGAGGGTCACCCCAACCTACAACGGCGTGAAGGGTGTACCCGGTATCGAGGCTGGATTCATCGTGGCTACCTACAACGGTGTGCCCCTGATTCCATCCAAGGATGTAGTGACTGATACCTCCGGTATCTCGAGGATTTACTACTTCGATACGGACTACCTATGGTTCCAGACTGCTATCCCAACTCAGTACTTCGAGTCGGGTATCGAGACTGGTGACCCGTTCGCTATCAACAGGCTAGGACAGGAAGGACTCTACCGAACCATGGGTGAGGTGTGGGATTCTTTCTTCGGTGCAGGAGGTTCAATCCGAGACCTAAAGTGAGGTTGAGGAGAGATATATAGAGGTGATATGATATGGCAGCAATAACACACAGAGGAATAACCTACACACTAAGTGCAGGAACACCAACGATGAACTTAGACCTGCAGTTGCAGGGCGGAGTAGACCAAGACGAGACACTGTGGCTTGACGGGCAGGCGACTGCCGGTTACCCCGGTAACCTCGATGGTTTCCAAGCCACTAACACGCAGGTAGCAGAGAGACACAATCCAAGACTGATTATGCTAAGTCTGGATGCGAACGTGTCCGAAGCGGCCACACTGACCCTAAGTGGTGAGTGCAGCAAGATTATTTCGTTCGTCGCACAGAGGGCTGACGCAACTGCGAACGTAGCGATTGTACACACCAGCGATTTGGTGTTGACTTTCGACATGGAAGCAACTGCAGATGGTACGACAGACGACTTGACCGCAATGGAACTTTGGCTCGTGGTCGCCTGATTAAGAGGTGACGAAGCATGCCAACACTATACTGGAGAGGACCAGAACGCCGAGCCCGTACCAAGTACGGGGAGTTCAGCATGAACGAAGGTGTAACAGTTGCTCAGGATTGGTTGGATGCTAGACGCGGTGCTTTCCTAGAAACCCACTGGCGCATCGAAGATGACTACCCCGGTGTCCTCTTCACGCAAGACGATGGTGACGGAATCCCGGACATG